CTCCGTGAACAACGACACACCGAGTGGAATCGCGAAGTTTTGGCTTCAGCGCGTGCGAGCGCAGCCCGATCAATCCTTACCGAAGTCCACGCGGTATGGACTGTGCCGACGGAATCGTGGACAATTCCTGATCTCAGACGCGCAGGAAACGGACGGGACTGCGAGTTTGTGGACTGACGACCAGTCTCAGTGTCAGGTTTATTACGACCTTGAAAATGCCTTCCGTTGCGCAGGCATCCTTGCCAGTCTCACAGACCAAGACATCGAGGTTGTAGCCCTAGATGAGTGACTACCACGACCTTGACTTCCATAGGGCGATGGAAGCCGCTTACAAGCGTCAATTATCGCTTCAATGTGTAGAGGTTTACGAAGCCGACTACGTTCGCTTTACTAAGCTCTGCACTCGACACAATATGTCGATGCCTCAGATGTTCCACACCCTTCTCCTCAATGGCTGAATTTAATCCCGCATTACCTAAGCAAGGTAAATGGTCCGTTGGCGACAACCGCTACGACGAAGACGGCAAAAACCCTAAGTCCCTTTCGATTTTCATCCCCGAAGACAGCATTGATGGCTTCTGCCGTTACGTGCAAAATCTGCGTAGCAAGGTCAAGCCTGGCAAAGTTTACAACTACAAGACCCAAGAGAACGAAGACACTCAGGGCATTTACCTGAACTTCAAAGGCAAGCAAGGTGGGGACGGAGCCTTTGGCAACATCAACCCCGCCAACAACGACAACGCTATGCCGTTCTGATTGATGAGTGACCTTCTCGGTGATTACCTCAAAACCATCGGGAAGGTTTCACTCCTCTCCGCTGATGATGAGATCTCGCTAGGGCATCGTGTCCAGGCAATGCTTCGCATCCGCGAAGAACGTCCAGAAGAAGACTGGACAAAAGAAGAACGCAGAATCGTTCGCAGTGGCGATCGCGCTAAGACCAAAATGATTGAGTGCAATCTGCGCTTGGTCGTTTCCTGCGCCAAAAAGTACGCCGGTCTTGACCTTTGCAAGCACCTTGAGATCAGTGACCTGATTAGCGAAGGCAACATCGGTCTTGTACGTGCCGTCGAAAAATACGACCCCACTCGTGGCTACAAGTTCTCCACCTATGCCTACTGGTGGATTCGGCAGGGCATTACCCGCTGCATGACTCAGCAGGATCGTGTTATCAGACTCCCCTGCAACGCCGTCACCGCACTCAACAACGCACGGCGATTCATGCTCGACTACCGCACGCAACACGGGAAGCAACCCACGATGGAGCAAATTGCGGAGTATTGCAAAACGCCACTCCACACGATGAAGAACTACATGCGTCACATCCGTGACTGCGGCAGCCTTGACGCAAAAACCATTCTCGGCGCAGACGACAATACGACGTTTATTGATTTCATTGCTGATCCAGATTCACTAGGTGAGCAAGACTACAAGCTTGATGATGATGACCGCGACTTACTGTTTCAGCACATCGACCAGCTCGACCGACGTTCACAGAAGATTGTCAAAATGCGTTTTGGCTTAGACGGCTATCACGAGCACACCTACATGGACCTGTCTAAGGAAGAAAGCATTTCACGCGAACGCGCCAGACAAATTGAACTGCGTGCAATCCGCAAGCTAAGGATGATGATGTCATCAGGTAGCAGCCTGGGAAAGATCTGCGCCTAGATTTAGAAGACGAGCAGTTAGAGCTCGGCGACCTTTTGGATGAGGATTGATGGCACCGCTAGGGATTGATCAGTTCCGCGCTTTCTTCGTCTGGTACAAAGGGCTACCGCATCAAGACTTAGCCATTGCTGAGTTGTGGAAGAAAATGCCCGTAAGCCTGTTGGAGGAAGATGCGGATTGGATTCAGACCTGGCGCGACCCAGCGATTGAAGAGGACCCTGAGGTTCCGATTGTCCTTACTGGCAAGGAGAATGAGAACTCGTGGGGTGGCGTTAAGGCTGCGGCTAAAAAAGCTGGGGCGAAGTTTCCGGAGGTAGTAGCTGCGCAGTGGGCGCTCGAATCAGCTTGGGGTGACCACACAAGCGGTGAAAATAATTACTTTGGCATTAAGGCAACAGGTGATGAGCCGTATTCAACCTGTACGACTTGGGAGCATTACGACGGTAAGGATGTAACGATCCAGGCTAAGTTCAGGGATTTTGATTCGATGCAGGAATGTATTGATGATCTTGTGACTAAGTGGTACGAAGATTACAAGGGATATAAGGGTGTTAATCGTGCGCAGTCTGTTGGTGAATGTTGCCAACTGTTAGTGCAGGAAGGTTATGCAACCGATCCACACTATGCCAGCAAACTGATGAGCATTATTAACCGACAGGCGGGTCAAGAAGGGCTGTAGACACCACCGGGAAAAGGAATTTCTGGCATATTAGTTAGTTATTAAGGGGCAGCGATTGCCACATAGACATATTTTTGATTGATACCGTTGTAGTCATTGAAATTATTGTCTAGTTGGAATCCATTCGGTAGTAATGTCATGTAGGTAGTTGAACTTGCTGCGTTCGATGTGTTCAATTTCACGGTTCGTGATACTTGTGCACTTAAGCAGTTCCAGTCTCCAGAAGTGCTTTCAGCCTTGACCCAAACGTATTGAGGCTCCCACCCAAGGTCAATGACATTAACCGAAAATCTCTTTAAAGTCCGCACCAGTTACCTTATAAGACGATCCATTGCGATTAGCAAGAAGCAAATCACTATCTTGCACCTTGCTTTTTAAATTCTGGAACTCGCACTTGTAAGACGTCCCGCCGCGATTAACAAGGAAAAGATCATTAGCTTGCGGAGGACCGCCACCGCTTCCACCACTAGCGGCTGGGTCGTAAACAAACCATTTGCCAGCATTTGATGTAGGAACAATGACTTTTTCGCCAACGACTGCAAAACCAAAACCACCATCGCCTGGCAGTGCCACATATTCCCAGTCAGTCCCATTATCTGAATAAGCAACATATGCGTAAAAGAGCGCATATAGCCTGCCACTATCAGATATTTGAACGTCCCAGCACCCGTTGTTGTTCGGAAGAGGGATATTAAATGTATCCCAATTTACACCATCTGCAGACCGATGTATGGTACTAATTCCGCCAATGTAGAAATAACCGTCGTGGTAACAACTCTTACCAGTTACAGTCATTGAGGAACTTATTCCTGTGTTGCCGGTAAAGCTTCTACCATCTGTAGATGTTGCAACTCGATTATTGCCACTGCGTGCGCTTAGTACCCATTTATTTGAGCCGTTATAGATAAGTCCAGTCGCCCACATAGCTGCACCGCCAGTGTTAGTTATTGAATTTACAGTGCGGTTAGTACTAAAATCAGGACTGGTGGATGCATAAACAATGTTGGCATAGGTGCCGATACTCCAAATACCATTGCCATAAGAGCAGCACTCACTTTGTTGCGCGTTAGATACATTTGAAGGAGAGATATCCTGCCAAGTCGCACCATTATCTGTAGAGTAAAGGGCACCATAGGTTCTGCTTGTTGTTTTGTCAGCATCACAAGCAATCCAGGTACCAGAACCATCTGTAGCTGAATCCATCCACAACCCAGCCTTATTACTTACCTGAGTAAATGTCGTCCCACCATCAGTAGATCGGAGAATAGCGTTTTGGGCGCAGAATATTACTGTTTGACCTGAAACTTCGCCACCACGCATGATACCTGTGACAGGAAAGCCAGACACCTCACTAAATGAAGGAGGTTTGGGAGCTAAATTTTCTGCAGCGACCGCGTACGAGGCATTAGAGCGATTGACCAAAAAAGTGTCGGTGTCTTGTACTGCCATAATTAAGGGAGGGGTTGAAGAGATTCAAGGTCGAAGGAGTTGGCAGTTACTTTTCCAGCAAACTCGGCGCTGCCGTCTGACTCAACCTTAAATACTGAAGTATTCTGATCATCGTGCTTAGCGCACCAGATAAGCCTGCCAGTACTATCGTGATTTCTTATATAAACAGTAGCGACACTTCCACTAGAGGCTATTCTCGAATTAAAAATTGCAGCATATCCTGCAAAGGTATCATTTCCGGAATTTAGCTGCCCAGCAAACTTGGCGCTGCCGTCTGCAAGAATTGTACTTGTAGGTGCTGCTGTGCCGACTTTATAACCTTCAAATACGGTGAAATTATCCTGCGTGTTACCTGCCATAACGGAGCCATTTCCAAGTCTGGCACCTCTATTGGCTCCGTTATTTGGATCACCAAAACTTACAACATTTCCAGCAAACGAGGCGCTGCCGTCCGCGTTGATTGTTGCGTTTGGTGTGCCTGGTCCACCAGCGACAATAATGGCGGGTCCAGAATCTATATTGTTTCGCACATATGCAGCTGGTTCCGTAGCATGACCATTCGTCGCCGTGAACGCAGGAGTTGTGTGGGTGGTGCTACCAGCGTTTAAGCGATTAACATCAACCGTACCAGCAAACGTGGCGCTGCCGTCTCCGTAAATGTTTGCGACTTGATTTCCACTAGCCGTTCCTCCATTCAGGAGGCTGAGCATCCTTGTAGAAGAACCGGCACCGTCTCGTCGTATAAAAATACTGCCATTGTTAAATGAATGAACACCAGAGCCAACGTTGTATTCGTTGTTAACTACAACGTCACCAGCAAACTCGGCGCTGCCGGCGGCATTCAGCGTGATGTTCGGCGCTGAAGGCAGAACCCCGCCGATTAAAACACTGTTGCCAGCAGCGGCTGGATAGATCTGATTTGTTCCTTCAGTCCATAGCCCGGCACCCGGTGGCAACGTTGCGCTAGTTAAATACCCCGCGTCGTTGGACAACTCAGAAACGTTGTCACCTGCTTTCAGGAAGACATCACCGCCAGTCGTTCCATCCAGAATGTCGTTAACGCCGGCTGTAGTAATAAACGGACTGGTGCCATCACCATCATTTGTCAGATCGCTGGTCTGCGAGGGAATGTCGATAGTGACGTCACCTGTCTGGCCGTTGACGCTAGTGACAGCACCGACAACTTCCCAGCTGCTGCCGTTCCAGTACAACAGCGCGTCTAAATCGGTGTCGTAAAACAGATCGCCGGCATTCGGTGAGCTGGGGCGATCATCTGTTTCGCCTCCAGGGACTGCACCGGCTGCGCCAATCTCAAAGACGGTGTCGCCTGTGTCTTTGGAGTAAAGCTTTTTATCGGCGAGGTTAATCGCCAGTTCCCCTACTTCAAGCGCTCCAGCGTCTGGCTCCTTGTCCGGAACACTGGAGTTCTTGATGATGATCTTGGTCGTCATGATCGCTATGCAGCGGACTGACAGCTATACAGCTGCTTCAACCAGTGTAGTTACTAGAACGTGCCGCCATTAATGATGTCGGTGTTGCGCCAAATTCCGGCGCCACCGTCGTATTTAAGAATTTGCTGGTTCGCTAGCGTCATTCGTGGGGCTGTTGCAAAGGGTGAGCCGGTGCCGTCGATGGTGACGTCGAGTAGGTCGTTGAGGTACTGAGCGCCGCCTCCGCCACCACCGCCACCATTGGTGTCGATGTGTGTCCAGCCCTGAGCGGAATCAAGGCACAGTGCCCAATCCCCTGGGGTGTGGTTGATTCCGTTTAGGTTTGCCTGCGTCATTGAATCGCCTTCGACTTTGCAGACGAAGTACAGACCTGACAATGCATCTGAGGAGACAGGGAAAATCTGCCCTGCTTCCAGTCCTTCGCTTACACCAATTGAAGTCACGCTGACAATGGTGTCGGTGTCGGCGTCGTAGGTTCCGCCCCAGCGAAGGTTGTTGGCCTGGAGCGCACCAAAGCCCACTGGCAGCCAGATGTTTTGGGGACCTGAGCCGCGGCTATAAACCCGAAGTTGAGCGGTGGAGGGGGTGTACCAGAATTGCCCCAGATAGTCACCAGCGCCTGGGTTGTCCTCCTGCATCAGGCAGGTGGCGTAGTCCGTAAGTTTCGTGGAGTCGATTGTGCTTTCGCCAATCTGAGCGCTTTCAAAGCTGCCACTGACAATCTTGTCTGCCGACAAATTTGGAATATCGGCTTCGTCCAAAGCATCACCTTGAACGACGTGACCTTCAGTGTCGTAGGTGATTTTTGTAGCCGTTCCAGCAACAACACTGTTGGTGTGGTTAAGGGTGCCGTCAGGTGTAACAGAAAGTCCGGTCCCCGGTCTAATAGTGCCGTTTACGGAATCCGATGCGAGGGGCAGATCGGCGGAGGTAATCGAAGCACCGCCAGTAACAAGACCGAACTCGTCGTATTGAACAAGCTGACCCGCTCCAGTGTTTTGGGTGACGGTGTTGTCAATGGCGATTGCCTCGCCATCCATCTTCAGACCGTTGCCGTTAACGACGACAGCACCCTTCTCAACACCAGCGACAGGTAGGTCGGGAGAAACAATGCGACGCTGTTCAATTGGGCCAGCAGCACTAGCAGGACCTGCAAGGAATTCACCCGGACCGTTTGTGTCGTCGAGATCGGCTCGGATGTCGAGTGTTTGGTCGTTGTTGTCTACGACATAAACGTTGACCAGACCGGTGTCATCACCTGAGATTGAGGCGATAACCCCTTCAAGGAGCCAGTTGGTGCCGTCCCAGGTGTAAAGGGTGTTGTAGGGGCCGCCAGTAACAAAGGCGTGTTGGCCGATGAAATCGCCACTAGCGGGCAGGGAGGCTGCGACAACGGTGGAGCTGTTGTCGGCGAGTTTGGCTGCAGTTACTGCTTTGTCAGCCAGTTTGATCGTTGTAACTGCTCCGTCTGGAACAGTGCCGCCATCAATCTTGTCGGCTGGAATTGACGCATCGGGGAGCAACCCAATGCTGTCTGTAATTAAATTTTGGGCTGTAATTTTTTTGGTGGTGCTGGCGCTCAGATCCACAATGGCGATGGGGTCGCCTGCAGAAAGCTGAGCTGCCAGCAACTCGGGCAGATCTGTAATGCGAAGGTCTGCCACTACTTGCGCCTGAAAACTCCTTCTTAGATTTTAGTCGGGGTCTTCCAAGCTGAGACCATCGCCAGTCTCTTGCAAAATCAGGTCCGAGTCTTCTTGCAGCACGAAGCCTGGTGGCGTTCCAGTGTGCAACTCAATGGGGCCTGTTGTCACGAACTGCACGCTCGTTTGAATTGGTTGACCCGGATTGAACGTGAAAGCAACGTTACTAACGATGCAAGTCGCCTCATACCAGACAGAAGGCTTCTGGGTATTGTTTTTGTAGATAAAAAATCGACCATCAAAGCTGCTGCCCTGTTTCAGCCTTAAAACGAGCTGAGCGTAGTAGTGAGGTAATTCATCTCCGTAAAGATTGTCATCACAGCCGTTCCCATATTGATACTCCCAAAAGCAAGAGAGAGTCCCTTGACCACTAATCAGTCCATTGGCGTAGTACTCACGAAAATCACTGCCAAGGACACTCATGTCGACGGTGTCACGCGTCGTCGTTAGCTCATAACTACTGATCTGTGCTGTGCAGTTATACCGTTCATCGCGGTTGTAGATATAGACCGGCTGCGCATGTGACGGCTCGACAAGTTCTAGAGCTTTTTCTTGACGACCGTTAACTGAATTTTCAAAGTCGTCATACAGCCGAATGCCACCAGTGTCGTCGACATGACAGTACACATAGATATCAGGCTCATCATGCCCAGCAACTAATTCAAGATTGCTTCCATCTTGAGTTACGATCTCAACCTGATCTCCAGTGATCAAAGCACTGGCTGGGAAGTCAGCTGAGAACCTACGCTTGCTAACTGTGACGTCGGCAGGTTCAATCGTCGTTCGTAACGCTTCAGCACCACGACGCTTGATCTGGAACTCGCCATCGTCACCGATGTAAATGCTCACAGGTTCACCTCCGTGGGTGCACCGACGAATTCAAAAGAAATGTTGGCACTAAAGACTTCACCAACAGACATCTGCATTGATGCTGATGTAATCAAGCATTTACCAGCGACAAACTTTTTGGTAGGTGTGCCGTCATCAACAATGAACTTAAGGTTGACAGGCTCAGATTCATCAGCCTGACCGTTGCTTGCTTGTTTGATCACTTTGTTCAGCAAGGCTGATGCACTGTTAGTTGACTTGTCGTTTGGGTTGTCTGCGTAATAGAACAGGTTACAAGTGCCTGTAATGCGTCGGACACCGTAAATGGAAGTCTTGTCTAGATCACCCAGCGTTGTGGTCTCTAAACTCTGCGACGAGCTTTGCAGCGACCACTTACGCACCTTCGCTGCATTCTTCCCGTCAATCTCAAGACGTCCATCCTTACCAGAATAAAACGCCATCAGATAACGCTCACAAGCTCTACTGACACGTTACTTACGCCAGGGCGTACAGATCGCAAGCTCGGTGGCTTGTCGTAGCGAAAATGTATCGCATCTGCCCCAGCACTAGGGAGGAAGTTGGTTTCACTCCAACCGTCCAACACTTCGACTGGCAACGTAAATGACTTAAACGTACCGAACTTGGCGTTGTAATCAGCGATAAACTCCTCAGCTGCTTCATCACTGATATTTTTGTATTGCAGACTCAGCTTTGCGTCGGTCCGCTTGTCGCCATACCGAATGCGTGTTTCCGAGCCGTTCATTGCACGGAACTTCTCTTGTGCCCAGTCGCCTGGGGTATAAACCCTGCGAGAGGGTGACAGGGTAGGGAACGGCATCAGACTCGTACCTCAAACAATGATGGGCTCATCGTGTACTTAGCGACGGTGCTAGAACCATCTGGTTCAGTTGGTACAACGACAGCGGTCACCGTGACAATTGCGTTCTCATCTATTGTAATTTCTTGAACCTGGTACACCGAGCTGGAAGAAGCCAGCGTAAAAACACTCACGATCGCACCAGCAAGGCTTGGGTCGGTGACCTGTTGATTCAAGATCTCGATCTCACGTTCAACAGCGTCGGGGTCACCAGACTTGTATACAAACGCTGGGTAAAGCCCATCGTCAATCTGTTGGGCTGAAGTAAACGACATATCACTTTGAACAACAAGTGAACGAGCGGCATTAAATTCGACCTCTTCGGTGATTACTCGGATATAGCCACCAGGCTGCACACCTAACACCTCAGGAGTTGTCTGAAACTCGATCTGATGATCGGTGAACTTACGAGTAGCCAGCATATAACGAGCAACCATCAAAGCCTGCGCTTCGTTATCGCAGAATTGAGTTAGGTCTAGATCCTCAACGACCTTGGGCTCAATGCCCTTGAATCGCACAACCTTCGTCTTCTCTTCTGGCAGTTCATACGATCGCATTGTCCGATAACGAACCGCCATCTGTGTGTCCCTGCGTTCCTCCGCGTTTCTGTAAGTCATCTGGTAACTACCTTCGAGGATATTGCCTTTAGTAAATATCTGATCGATAGGAACTGGACCCTGTGAGATAGCGTTAGAGCTATCAATTGGCAAAGCTGGCTGCATGCCAAACACGCCATCACTCGTTGGCAAAGGCATGAGTGGTTTGTTTGCCAATGCCAAAGCGACAGAAGGCGATAAAACCTTTGCTGCACAGCTGATGCAAGCGGTTGGCAAAGTCACT